TCAAAAGCAAATCTTGTTCAAAGATTTGCTAAGTTGCTTCCAGAGTTTTCTCCACAAAATGGTAAAAAAAGATAACCAATTCCGTCCGGGCTGGCTTGGTGAAGGCCTCTGACTGTTAATCAGAAGGATGCAGGAATGCATGCGAGGATCGTAACCTCGGGACGGAGCCAAATAATTGCCCTTATAGTATATTGGTATTACAGTTGCCTTGTAAGCATCAGAACTTGGTTCGATTCCAGGTTGGGGCACCAATAGTTTTTTCCGAGTATAGGCTAGCCCGGTCAAGTCACTTGCTTTGGGAGCAAGATATCGCAGGTTCGAATCCTGCTGCTCGGACCCTTGAGTCGATGTCAAGACTCGAACTTGTATAAATAGTAGTAGTACAGGAGGAAACTTTATGTACTATGTAATATACAAGATAACAAATCAAATCGATGGCAAGTTCTATATAGGAAGCCATAAGACCAAAGATTTGAATGACAATTATATGGGCTCGGGTAAATACCTAAAAAAAGCCCAAGAAAAATACGGTATCGAAAACTTCAAGAAAGAAATCTTGTTTGTTTTCGATACCGCTGATGAAATGTATAAAAAAGAAGCCGAGATTGTTAATGAAGATTTTTTAGCAACCGAAAACACATACAATCTAAAGATTGGTGGTTTTGGTGGCTGGGATTATATTAATGAAAAAGCATTATATGGTTTTTCGGATAAAGAAATCGCAAAAAAAGGTAGAAAAATAACAAATGAACTTCTTATAGAAAAATATGGAAGTTTGTCAGCATTTGCAAGTACTTTTTGTAAAAAAGGTGGCTTCTCATGCAGAGATAAACAAGTAGGTATTCATGATCCAGTAAATAAACAAAAATATCTTAAAATGGGTCATGAAGCTGCATTAAGTGAAAAAGCAAGAGAAAAAAGAAAAAAGACTCTTTCGGAAATAAATCATCAACAAGGAGAAAAAAATTCTCAATATGGTAAAAGATGGATTTATTCAAAAGACTTAAAAATTTCTAAGTCAATTAAAAAGAGTGATCCACTACCGGAGGGTTGGTCTGAAGGTAGAAAAATAAAATTTGATTAAGGATGCTAACAGCAACATTTAACACTAGACTTGTAATCTAACCACGTTAAAATGCATCCTGATTTTGGTCACATGACGTAGACGGATGCGTACCGGTTTCATAAGCCGAGGAGGTTGGATCATTACCAACTGTGACCACCAAACTATACGCCTTTGGTGAAATGAATATCACGTAACGCTACGAACGTTAAATTAGGGGTTTGATTCCCTTAGGGCGTGCCAAGAAATTGTTAATTTGAAAAAGGAAAAATATGAAGAAGATCGTTGCTTTGAGTGCTTTGCTTTTTAGTTTTGCGGCAACTGCTGCAGATGTTTCTGTCAATTACGTTCGAGATTTCAATCTTGATCGTAATGGAGTCAATGTTGAAGTTTCACCAATGAGCTTTAAGAATGTGACTCCTGTTGTGAGTCTGACGCATGTTAATGGCACATACACTCGTTACGGCGTCGGTGTGAATTACGGCGTAGCAAGTGTTGGACCTGTTAAGTTGTCCGTCAGCGGTGCTGGTCTGTTTCAAGACACCGCATCTGCAAGTAACGGATACGCTGTGACGGTTGGTGCAATTGCTTCATATCCAATTACTAAGGCGGTTAACGTCAATGTTGGTGTGAATCAGTTTTTTGGTCAAAAGCGAATTGATAGCTTTAACGGAGTGCAAGCAACCGTTGGCGTATCAACTAAATTCTAATAGATTCAGTTCCGGTGTAGTATAATGGTAGTGCGATGGTCTCCAAAACCATTAGTGGGGGTTCGATTCCCTCCACCGGAGCCAGATAGATAATAAAGAGAGAGGTTAGATATGAAACAACTAAACATTGCTGAAGTCAAAAACTTCATTGATGCACAAAGTAAAGACACAAAGATTTACTTGGGTGCTGATTCTGAGCGAATCAAAGTCGATGGATTTTGGTACGCAGACTACACTTTGGCGGTTGTTGTTCATATCGACGGTCGTCACGGTTGTAAGATTTTCGGCGAAGTAGTTCGTGAACGAGACTATGATTACAAAGCAAGCAAGCCAGCAATGCGTTTGATGAATGAAGTAATCAAAGTTTCTGAACTATTTCAGAAATTGCAAGATGTGTTAGAAGATAGACATGTTGAAGTACACTTAGACATTAATCCAGACGAAATGTACGGATCTTCGTGTGTTGTTCAACAGGCTATCGGCTATATAAGAGGAACATGTAACATTACGCCAATGATTAAACCAAATGCGTTTGCTGCTTCTTATGCTGCAGACCGTATGAAAGAATTGTTAGCGTAAGACAATGCGGGTATTCTCCTGGGAGAGGACTCTGCCTTCCAAGCAGATGAAGCCGGTTCGAATCCGACTACCCGCTCATAAAAGTTATTGATAATTTACCCATACCAAATGGATGGGTTAAAGGTAGAAAAAAATAATATAGTTTTGCGGGTGTAGCTCAGAGGCAGAGCAGTTCGTTGCCAACGAACAGGTCGAGGTTTCAAAATCCTCCACCCGCTCCAAGATTGCCTCCTTCGTCTAATGGTAGGGCCTGGCTTTTACACAGCTATGACGGCAGTTCGATTCTGTCAGGAGGCACCAATTTACAGGTCATAAACTTTGATGGTGAAGTCCACCCTCTTAAGGTGAGAGAACGCAGTTCGACTCTGCGATGGCCTACCAAGATTTCAATGCAGCGTTTGGTGTAGTGGATAGCATAGATTAGTATAAATATAAATATACTAAAGGAGAAAAATATGCTTTACTACTTATATAAAATCACGAATAAAGTAAATCACAAGATTTATATCGGCGTACATGAATCTTCGGATATTAATGATAACTATTTCGGTAGTGGCAAGCAAATTAAATCCGCCATAAAAAAATATGGTAAAGAAAATTTCATAAAAGAAATTTTAGAATATTTTTCTTGTAAAGAAGAAATGTACAAAAAAGAATCATTAATAGTAAATGAAGAATTTGTTTCTAGATCCGACACATACAACATGTCAGTTGGTGGATTCGGGGCATCTATTTCTAAAAATAGAAAACCTTTTACAGGAAAACACACAGAAAAAACTTTAGAAAAAATGAAACGTTCTGCAACAGGAAAATATCACAGTGAAGAATCGAAAAGAAAAATGTCGGAAAATAGTTGGTCTAAGCGTGATCCTATTTCTCAGCACGAACATGCTGTAAAAGCTGGAAAAATGGCTAAAAAAAATCCAAATCCTACGAAAATTTCAGAATCACTAAGAGAATATTTTTCTAAAAATGGATCACCATGTAAAGGTGTACCTAAACCAAAGATTACTTGTCCACATTGCCAAAAAGAAGTTGCTATTAACACGGCAAACAGATGGCATTTTGATAATTGTACAATGGTGTCTGTAGCTTAAATGGAAGAGCTCCTAACTGTGAATTAGGAAGGCGTGGGATCGTAACCCATCAGACACCCCAGACGGATCGAATCCGTAACGTCTGCCCAATATAAGCCGCTTTAGCTGATGTGGTCATAGCGGGGGCCTGAAGAGCCCTGGAACGTGGTTCGATTCCACGAGGCGGCACCACAATAAGAGATACTAACAGCAAATTTCTTCTAATCAAACAGGAAGTTGGGTTCGATTCCCATCACACCTGATGGTGTGATAGTGTAACGGTAGCACGCCAGTTCACGGAAAAATGTATCTCGTTAGAGCCCAAGTAGCCCAATCGGTAGAGGCAACTGTCTCAAAAGCAGTAGAGTGTCGGTTCGAATCCGACCTTGGGTACCAGGAACAAAGAGCTTGACAGACTACACTCAACTTGCTACAATCTCATTCGTGAGATGAAAAATTAAGGAATAGGTACAGCAACCAAAAAATACTAGAGGGACTGGGTTACTTAAACTTAACGTAAAACGTGGAGGGCAACCTGTGAAGCGAGTTATGTTTAGTCCTAGTCGAGGTGAGTTAGTTTTCTCACTTGAAACAAAAAGGCAAAAACTATTCCGTTTATTTTGAGAATGCTAACAGCAAACCAAACCAAATCAAACTGAAAATTTGACACAAACGCATTCAGAAAGGAAATATTATGAACACTTTTGTTAACGCTATCGCAAACCAAGAAGCCCGTACTGCCAACGGCATGAAGGCTCGTAAGTCAACTTCGAACGCAGTTGTTGACTTGTTCTATAACATCGGCGCTAGCCGTGGTAAGAACATTGTACCACAGTTTGTTGCTGCTCTTGCGGCAGACAAAGAACTTGCATTGCGTGTTGCTCTGTGGGCACGTGATGTTCGTGGCGGTGCTGGTGAGCGTCAACTCTTCCGAGACATTCTTTCTTATCTGGAAAAGAATGATCCTGGATCTGCTGTTCGTTTGATGAACAAGGTTCCGGAAGTTGGTCGTTGGGACGATATCTTCACGTTCACTTCTAGTGACATGAAGGCTCGCGCTTATACGATGCTTGGTGACGCTTTGCGTGGTCGAAACGGTCTTGCGGCAAAGTGGACTCCTCGTAAGGGTCGCATTGCAGAAGAAATTCGTGCTTATTTTGGTATGTCTCCGAAGCAATATCGTAAGAGCCTTGTTGCTCTGACGAAGGTTGTGGAAAGCCAAATGTGTGCAAATGATTGGGATAACATCAATTTCAATCACGTGCCATCTCAGGCTTCTCGCATCTACAAGAAGGCTTTTGGTCGTCATACGCCAAAGTTTGCTGAGTATGTGGCTAAGCTTGCTAGCGGCGATAAGACCGTAAAGGTCAACGCTAACGCAATCTTTCCGCATGATGTTTTGAAGGGTCAGATTAGTCATTATGGAGTTAACAAGCTCTCTAAGACTGAACTTGATCATATCAAGGCACAGTGGGAAGCATTGCCTAACTATGTGGGTGATGCTAGCATTCTTCCGCTAGTTGATGTTAGTGGTTCTATGGGTTGCCCTGCAGGCAAGAACACTTCTGTGACTTGCATGGATGTGGCAGTGAGTCTTGGGCTTTATCTGTCTGATAAGAACAAGGGTGTGTTTAACGGCACTTTCTTGACTTTCTCTGGTAGCCCAGAGCTTATTACTCTGAAGGGTGATATCATTCAGAAGTGTCAGCAAATGGTACAGAGTAAGTGGGGCATGAACACCAACCTACATGCAGCATTGAACAAGATTTTGTCAGTTGCTGTAAAGGGTAAGGCTTCGCAAGAAGACATGCCTAAGATGCTGTTGATTTTGTCTGATATGCAGTTTGATCATTGTGTTGCACATGATCATAGTGCTATGCAGATGATGGAAAGTAAGTATGCTGAAGCAGGTTACAGTATGCCACAAGTGGTGTTTTGGAATCTGAACAGTTCTGATAACGTTCCAGTTAAGTCTGACAAGTCTGGTGCTGCTCTGGTGTCTGGTTTCAGCCCAAGCATCATGACTAGTTTGCTTTCTGCTGATTCGAAGGAGTTTACTCCTTACGGCGTCATGTTGAAGACAATCATGTCAGATCGATATGCATGTTAAGCGTGAATGGCTGAGTGGTCAAAAGCAACGGATTGCAAACCCGTAAAATCGTCAGTTCGAATCTGACTTCACGCTCCAAAAACAAAAGCCACCCTAGGGTGGCTTTTTTCATTCCTTTTTACAATCGCAGTCTTTTTCTTTCTTCTTATCACTAGAACTACCTAACATTATGCCAGAAAGTGTACCAGTCAAGAATGTTGCAATCGGTATAATCAATTCAAAGAACTTTGAATCGACTGGGCTTATTGCGTCTAGTGGTTGTGTCACAAAGATAATGCTGTAAAGAACCACGAAAACAATGCCCATTAACGTTATAGCTAAACAACACCCAACAAAAACTTTAAGGCGTGCAAATAATTCTTCCGGTGTCAATCTATTAGTTTCCATTTTCATCCTTCGGTGTAGCTGGGCAAGTTCTAGTAATTTCACAGTTATGTTTCTTACACTGTTCTAAGTTGCTATTTTTCGGATCTTGACACGGATATCTATATCTTTCTTGACATCCCGCAAGACCAAGTAGAACGAAACAGATCAATATATATTTGATCATTTTTAACTCTCCTTACCAACGTCCGGCTTCTGAACCCGCTTGATAAACTAAAATGGACATCCATGTTAAAAATGAAATACTAATGAATAATATTATTGATGATAAGCCATAGGTTGCAAGATTCTGCAGAAATTTTTGTCTACGACGCATTTGATCATAAACCATCTTCTTACGTTTTTCTTTTATTTCTCTACGTAATGATACGAATTCACGGTAACCATCCAAGCCTAGATGCTGGAGTTCACCGTAGATAAACATTTGATAGATTTCTTTTTCCATATCTATCAGTTTCTGCTTGGCTATCATTGTATCGAATGCTTCAGACGTTTCGTTTTTGCTAAAGCCAATCTTCTCAAATAACCCAGGTTTTCTATTCTCTTGTTGAGAAATAGCTTCAGCCAAATCACTAGCTGCACCTGCCCATTGACTTAATTGTCCGTAAATATCTTGTACTTCCTTACCGATTTCTACTGCTCTTTTGATTCCGTTGAAAGCAGCAGTAGCCATGGCGAAAGCCGATACTGGATCTAACATTTTCTCTCCTAA